GCACAGCAGCTGATGATACTTCTACATAAAATTCTAAGTGATTATTACTTGTGTCTACAAGTATTTTATTTAATGAATCTGCATCTCTAAGTGTACTTACAGGACCACCTTCACCTGCTGTTCCGTCATGTGAGTGTCCTGTTGTTGCATGAAACGCAGCCAATACTTGGTTAAACTCATCATTGGAATGAGCTGCAAGTATAGTATCACCTGTTGTGAAACTAGACTGTCGTGCCGAATAGCCTGCCATTATCTTCTTCCTCCT